AACGTGGATGCCGCCCTGACAGCCCTGCGCAGCCGGGCGCTGAATGAATACAAGAACCGGCAGAGCGGGCTGGTAGAAGCCCTTTCCGGGATGGGGAACACCGAAGCGCTGGATCGCTCGGCATACGGCTCGAACCTTTCGAACTGGTACAACCGGCAGAATTTTTTAGCCAACCAGAGCGCACAGGCCCGGAACGAGAACGACAACTACTGGAACAACCTCTGGAACGGCATCAGAACCGTGGGCAATGTGGCCAAGAGCGCCTACGACGGGTACATGGGCTACACGCAGCAGCAGTGGGAAAATGAGTTTGCGCGGGAACAGTGGGAGTACAACAAGAACCGCACCGATCAGAGCGACGCACTGAGCGCCTACCAACAGGCATTCAACCTGTACACGCAGGGCGCGGGCGACGCGGCCAGCGACGTGCTGAACCGGTACGGCCTGAACGCGGATGCCTTTGCGAATTACACTGGGGCACCCATCACGCGGGACGATCAGGCGAGTGTGCTGAGCACCGCGGCTTCTCTGGTGGCAAGCGGAAATCAGGAAGCAGCGGCCAACCTGCTGAAGATGTACGGCATGGACGCCAGCGCAGCGGGCAATTACGGCACGCTGACGAGCCGACTGCTTTCCACCGCTGCGGCCAAGGCGGCGGCCACCAAGACGGGCAGCAGTTCGGGCTCCGGGAGAAGATCTTCGGGCAGAAGCGGCAGCTCCGGCACAGCAAGCGGATACACCACCAGCCAGCTCACGAGCATGGCCAACAAATTTTCCAGCATGAAGGACACGAATCCGCTCTACAGCCATTACAAGGAGGTTCTGACCGATGCGGGATGGTTGGAACCGGAGACGGTGAGCGGCACCACAGGGACGCTTACGGCCCCGCCGGTAGTGGAACCATATACCCCGGCCAGCTCGAAGTTGCGGCTCTCGAACACCGGAAATCACACGACGCAAAAGGCAACGAGTGGGCAGACGAGTAACACAAGCACCGGAATGCCCTACAGCAACGCCCTGAGCTACGCAAAGGGCTGGAAGGCGAAGGGTCTGAACGCCAACGAGATCGCGACCCGGCTGATGAACATGGGCGCGTCGGACGACGTGATCGACAAAGCAATGCTGAACGCAGGATTTTAAGGAGGACGTAGGATGGCATGGAAGGCAGGAAGTGCGGCTGCGCTGCGGGCGCAGAAAGAAAAAGACCGGCACCAGAATCAGGAAACGACAGCGGCGAGCACGCCCGCAAAGGCCACACAGACTTCGACGGCTGCGGGCGGCTGGGCAAAGGGCAGCGCGGCAGCATTGCGGGAACAGAAGCAGACGGAAGCGGCAAATATCGACCTGACCTCGAAAGCATTTGACGAGTACCGGGCAAACAACAATCTGGGTTTTGCGGACGAGATGGACAGCCGGAGAGACTGGGCTGACGGGCGTGCCCTCTCCGCGCCCCGTCCGGCTGACACCGGCGCGTCGCGCAGCTCCCCCGAAGGGCAACGGCGACGACTGCCGCCAGTGGCGGAAACAGGGAGGAGCCGTTGGGGCAGCGGCCAGCAGGATGCAAGCGAAGCGAAGCAGACGCTGGGAGCCGCAACCCGTAGAGCTCTGCTTCAGAGAACCCCTCAGTCTACTTCGCAGACAGATCCCCGATGGGGAGCGGCGGCGATGGATGCGCTCAGCCCGGAAGCGAAGTGGGGCTTGCCGACGCAGAACGTTCTGGAAAAGACCGACAGCGGCGCGGTGGCATACGGGGACAGTCCGGCCCAGAAACTGAAAGGCAGCTATACGCCCTACCTCCAGAAGGACGAATTCGACCGGCTGAATGAGTGGTTCGACCAGCCGCGGAATCAGGAACTGGTGGGCAAGCTGTTGGAACAGAAGAGCGGCTTCACGACCTACGCGGAGCAGGGTACGAGCCGGAACGCCGCCAGCGCCGGGGACGGGAGCATCGACCCCTTCCGCACGGCGGCGGGAAAAAGCCAGAGCGGCGCGAAGTACACCGACGACGACCTGAGAAAGCAAGGCTACAGTGCGGCGGAAATTGCACAGGCGAGGGATTACCTGACCCAGTACGACGCCATCCCGGAATGGAAGAAACAGGCCCGGCGGGCGGGCAACACCATCGGCGGCATTGCGGACAGCGTGGCGGGCAGCGCGGTGATGACCGGCGAGACGGCGGTACAGAGCGCCAAGAACATTGCGGATACCCAGAAGAACTGGGCCAAGGTGCAGCAGGAGATCAAGGGCGATGAGCGGGCGGAGAGGCTGTTCCAGCTGCTGACCGACGTAGACATGGACTACAACCCCGTCTACCCGGAAAGCCGGAACCGCGACCTCGTGCTGATGGGCTACGGCTCGGAAGAGATCCGGGACATGCGGGACCGGCTGGCGGGGCTGGAAGTGAACGACGGCATCGACCCGAAAACCAGCGTGGGCTACCAGCTGTACAAGCGGGGGCAGGAGCTGACGGGAGCTGCCCAGAGCGGCATGACCGAGGGGAGCCGGGCGGTGCAGGGAGCTGTGAGCAGCGCGGCGGAGAACCTCGCCGTCAGTTCCATCAACCCGGCGGCGGTGCTGCCGGTGCTGAGCTTACAGGGCGCGGGCGACGCCATGGGCCAGAGCATCGAGAAGGGCGAGAGCGCGGGCAAGACGCTGGCGGGCGGCGCACTGAAGTTCGGCGCGGGCTGGGGCATCAACTCGGTGGGCGCGGCCGACCTTGCCAAGACCATGGGCTCGGACTACGCCAAGGACACGTTGGCCGGGCAGATCGCGGCCAAGATCCAGAGCCTTGTGGGGGATGCACCCTTTGCAAAGGCCCACCCGACAGTGGCGGCAGCGCTCTCCGGCGGCATCGACAATGCCATGCAAGCCTTTGTGGAAAGCTATGCCGACAAGGCCATCGACGCGGCGCTGGGTGACGAGAAAGCGGCGCAGAGCCTGTTTACCACGGATACCCTGATCGCTGCGCTGGAAAGCGGCCTTTCAGGCGGAGCCTCCGGCGCCATGGGCGGTGCTGTAGGCTCCGCTCTGGCGAAGTACAACGACGGCAACGCCAGCCTGTTGGGACAGGCGGAGTATTACGATCAGCTCGACAAGTACGAGAAGGCCGTGGCGGCGGAGAAGAAACGGCAGCAGCGGGTGGAAGAGCCGGGAATGGAGAGTGAGCAGAAGACGGCACAAGAGGCTGCGAAAGCCGACAGCGGGCTTGCCCTCTCAGGCGCTTCGCGCCAGCTCCCCCAAAGTGGGAGCCCTTGGCAGGACGGTGGGGCTGTGCGGAATGAGCAAAGCTCGACGGCGCAGAAAAGCGAGGGCTCCGAGGCAGAGGGATTGAAGAGTGACAACCCTGCGGTGCAGCAGTATGCCAAGGTGGTGCAGGAGAATGCGCTGACCGGAAAGACCATCAACCTGTTTGCGCCGGAAGCTGGGAACGAAGCAAACCGCGCGGCCTTTGAGGAAGCCTATG